GCCCCGGTTGACGTGATCAATTTGGCTAAAATATGACCGGGGTAACCTTTTAACAAAGCGCACGGGTGTACAGTAGTTGATCCATTTATTGGAGAAACGGCGGCATTCTCGACCGGATAAACATGAGTTGCTGATATTGTTAGATACCCGGCCGGGGCTGATGTTGTTGTTTTTGCGCTCCATTCCCAAAAATCAGAGGATCCGCCCTCTGTTATTTTTATAAGCCCGTTTTCACCGGTTTCTTTTTCAAATATAGATATATCTGTAACGTACAAATTAGGGGAGGCATAAACATTGTTGACCGTACCAAAACCATCAAAATAACGAAAAAAGGCAAAATGTGAAGGATCATTAACACCAGTATTTGAAGGAACACCATCGGCGCGGGATTGTAAAGCGCTAACCATATCAGCAAATTGTAAGACCCAACGAGATCCAAACCCGTTTAAGGTCCTCAATTGCCCCATAGCAACCCGTTCATAATTACCACCCAATGATACCCAAAGATCCGCAAAAGATCCTTTTCTGATCGCCGTCATAGAGGGCCGTATATCGCCCGCTAACGGTACATTAAACGATCCGAATGTAATGGACCAAGAGCCCGGAACAACGGAAGAGCCGTTAATCGTAGGCCCTTCTGCGTCTATTTGCAGAGATCCGCTATCACTGTAGATCACAAGATCAGATCCGGGGCAGTTTGCAAAGGATACAAACCGCAACATATACCGCGGCGCTATAGATTGAGACTGTAAACCGCTCTTAAAATCTGATGACCAAGACATTTTAATTACCCGATTGCGGGCCGTTTTGGCTATGATAGGTATCTTTGTTTATCTCAAGACCGCCCAAACTAAACCGCCCGGCCTGCGTTACCCCTCCATCTAAGCCAAATCTTTCCCGGCTATAGGGGCTTTCTGTGTCTCCGCTCTCGATAAATGGGAATTTATAATCACTCTCATATACGCCCGGATGATAGCTGTATAAGGCCCCCCAATCTACCACCAAACGCAACTCTAAAGACCACAAAGCGCCGTGTTCATTCGTGATTATTGGCCTCCCCGCATCTTCGGCCGGTCTCTTGAGGCAGGGCCAAAAACGATAATATCTAACCCATGTATCGGATTTGTAGGTAAAATTGATCGGGTCATTGGGTACGACCAACCCCCCCGCGATCGCGGTTGCACTGATAGCAGAGATCTTAATTTGCTCCGCAACTGAGGCCGGGGATCCTGTCTCCATCACCAAATAATCATTAACAGTAGGGATATTGGTTCCCACAATATTTTGAAACGGGTTAGCCATGACATCAAAAGAGGCGGATCCCCCGTTTAACGGCATTGTCGACAATGGAGCGATCCAAGCTTTAGCACTATCCGAGCAAAAACTACACATATAGCCCCGATCGAGGTGATTTTGTAGAGCCCTAAATTTTGAGGCTAAAGTCTCCCCTAAAACCATGCGATCGCGTTGAATTGTTATGATCTCTGTAGTGAGTCCAACTGTTCTATATCTCGATCCATTTAGAGCTATCGCCTCTTGTATATCCTTGCGGTATTCGCTGAATAGTTCGGCTAAACCTTCCCCCATGTCGATCTCTACCAAATGATTGGCCGCCGGCATAGGATAAAACCAAAATTTTGCATTACCCATTTTTTACCTCATTACACAAAGATCGGGCTTGTAGCCTGTCCAAACGTAGAATAGCGGGTTTGTATACGTCTAACCAATTCATCGATCGCGGATCGCTCTGTTAACAAACTGTTTATCTGTATAGTTAGACCTTGGCCCGTATTGGCCTGTATATTTTGCCGCGTCTCCTGTGAGGATCGGCCTGTAGCCGGAACAACCGTTTCATTTCTATGGAGAATTGCAAGACCTTGCTCTGCCCCCGTGAATCTTAAACCGCTTTGCCCCTGTGGCAAACCTAAAATTGAATTTTTAGCATCTTGGAACCATTCCCCGGTTTTTTGTAATTTATCACCTAAATTTAATGTAATAGCATCAACAATAGAGCTAAACCCGCTCCTTATTGCCTCCCAAATAGCCCTTGGAAGATTAAAGATTGCGGTAACGATCTCTATTGCCATTTGAAACAACATACCCGGCAAAACTTGAATGAGGATCTTAGGCAACATTTGGATCCCCTGTCCAATAGCATTGGCAAAAGTAACGGCTTGGATCTCTGCCTCCATCATAGCGATCTCACGTGCGCGGGCCATCTCTTCCCCGTCTGCCCCCCGTAAAGCGCTCAAAGTGGCCTGTAGTCTCTTCTTTTCGTTTGCCTGCTCTAACCTAAGGACCTCTTGAGATAATCCAGTTGGACCCCGATCCAATGCTCTGCCCTCCTCTAAAAGATCCTGCCTCATGCCTACAAGATCCTGCGCGGATTGGGTTGATAACTCAATAGATCGATCACTTGCCGCGGTAAATGCTGCCAATACCCCCTCACCAAAACCGACTAATAGACCCATAGCAGCATCGACGATCGGCGCTATAGGCCCTAACAATCCAGTTATTAAATTGCTCATAAACCCTTGGGGCGTTGAAATACTCGATATACCCGCCGCAATTCCTTTATTAAAATCCTCTTGAATTTTACGCGCGGCGGCTTGTTCGGTCGCAATATCCTGAATAGATGAAGACATTGATTTTTCTATATCTTCGTTTAACTCATCCAAGAGGCCGTCTATGTTCATCTCTTCGACATTTACCGCAACATCTACCTCTTGATCGGGTAAATTTAAATCTCCAGCAACCGAACCCGCGCCCGCCTCTCCTAATTTGTCCATGATGTTATCAATCTCAACACCATAATCTTTAAATGCTTTAATGGCCGCATCTATTGGACCTAAATCAGATCTAACCGTCAAACGTGATCTGCTTAGCTCTATTTGTTGAGCCTTGACAGCCTCTAAACCCTCGCTAATATCGTTTAAAGCGTTATTTGTAAATCTCATTGCCTCAGGTGACAAAGAAAAAGCTGATAGAGCATTAAGAGCCCCATAAACAACGTCTAAAAACTCTAAAAGCCTTTGTCGTAAATCCAGCAAAAAACCATCAAAGGATCTTTTGGTGTTATCAATTACACCCCCAACAAGCGCGGCAAGACCGTTAATTGCCTGTCCGGCAAATTTGATCGGCGCTACAAATCCCTCTTCTCCAAAAATAGACGCGATCGTCTGTCCAAATTTGCCGATCACAATTTCAAGCGCTGCCATCGCCTGTTGAAAACGTGCCGCCTGTCTACTGGCCTCCTCAATATCTACACCAAATTCTCTTGTAAATGATCGAAATGTTTGTAATGTCTCGACATTCCCGAAAGCTTGAAGCATGTTACCCGCTTGACGTCCAAAGATCTCTACGGCCGTAGTCGCCTTAAGAGTTGGATTTTCTATGCTCTGTAATGATTGGGTGATTTCTTCAAACATTTGATCGGTTGTCTTTAGCTCTCCTTGGGCGTTATGTACCGACAAACCAAGATCATCAAATGCTTTTGATATTGCCCCTGTGCCTCTTGCCGCATGCGCTAAAACCCGCGGCATTTGGTCTAATAGCTGTTGAACATTACCGGCCGCCTGTCCAGAAGCCATAAACGCAAATTGTAAAGCATGAACAGATTCAGCCGCAACCCCCGATCGAGTCGATAGATCGTTAAGATCGTTAATAAGATCGGCTTGGTTTTGAGCAAAGTCAACAAATGCGCGGCCCGCCTGCATGATCGCATCGCCGATCCTTATAGCATTGGCCCCGATAGATGATAGATCCGCGGCCGTTCTTAAGCTTGCTTTCCCTAACCCTTTGACCTCTTTTTCTGCTTTTTCGCTATCTTTGGCTACAGATTTAAGACCGCTTTCGGCTTTATTTGTAACTATATCAAGTACATATTTGATCACATTTGAGGCCATAAATCCACCGTTTTATATTTATATCTATATCATATAAATATAAATATAATCTTTTTTGATCTTTTTTGTTGACTGTTTAACAGTTATACTATAGATTGATTATAGATAAACAACAACAACCAACAACAAACGGACAAAAAAATGAACTATCCATACAACAAAGCAACCGGCTCCCAATACTCAGAAAACAATAGCGGTCTACTTTTACAAGCGGGTTTTGAACTTCCAGAGTGGGCAACTTATCGCCAATGGATCGGCCTTGGCTATCAAGTTCAGAAAGGTCAAAAAGCTACAAGACTCAAAAGAGTCTGTAAGAAAGAGCAAAAAGACGGAACAATCAAAACCTATATCAAGACTTTCTCAGTCTTTAATATCGAACAAACCGAAATGATCGAAGTGGATTTAATGACTTGCACACCCGAAGAATTTACAGTTGCAAAGATCGCCGAACTTAACTAAAACCCCCGCCCCTTCGGGGGCATATCAACAACAACAAGGGAGTAACAAATGAATTAACCAACAAGATCGGCAAGAGTGGAAAGATCCATAACTGGGAAGATCATTCCCTTCTTGCCGTTTCCTTTCATGGCTTTTTTTATACGTTGCGATCTCAATGTTATACATTTTGCATTGTATAAAACATCATCCCATTCCAGTTTTGCAACCTCAGAGGGTAGGATCCCATAAGTACGGCCAATTATATCTGTGATGATCATATAATCGGGATCATTCTCGAAACCTACTCAGCTTAGAAGCCGCCTCCTTATGACCTTTGAGGCATTTATCGAGGATCTCATTCCTATCCTCTGTTGTTAGCATACCTACCCATAAACGGCCCTGTTCGGGGTTCTGTTGTCCTTCTGCCATGCAAAGGACCAACTTATCCCATGTAGCGCCATCATCCATTGACGCCCGTTGTACGCATTGACAAATAACTCTATCCTGATGATCTGATAGATTGATCATTTGTTCCGGTCTTATCTTCTTCAATATTTGAGTGAGCATAACAAGATCAGAGGGGTTGATCTCTTCTTCTTTTTGGCCCTCTATGCGCTCCTGTAGAGCCTTAAACTCTTCCCCTGTCCTATCAAAGGCGATCTCACTTGCTATCAATCCTGAGGCCAACCCGGCCGCCTGTGCTTGCGCGGGTGAGAGTATCCGACCCTCGATCAATAATTGACCACCAAAAGCCGCGATCCTCCATTTAGAGGATGCGGCTATTTCTTTGATAAATTTCTTCATATGTTAGTTGGCTATTGCTGAGTTTTGTTTATTGGTTATCGTAATTTTTACAGATGGATTTGAGCTATCACTATAACCCTGAAAGGTTACCGTTCTTTCGACTCTTCCGATACTGTTGATCGCATCATCATATTCCAAAATTACGGCATTGTATAATTGGACTTTGAATATATCACTATCCGAATTTGTGAATGATAACGTAACGGTCCCCTGTGTACCACCCAAAGACTCATTATATAGATTGTTTTCAGTTGCGCTTTCCACATCCATAACGCATTGTAGTGTCACTTCTCTTAGATCGTCTGTTGTAGGCTCTGCGGTTAGTTTAGAGCCTAAGAGGTTACGTCTTGAGGTCTTATTATCGATCGTTAGGTTCATACTCCGAAGATCGTAATTGGTGGCGTTAAAATCTATCTGTGCGGCCTCAAAATGTAGCACTTGACGACCTGTACCAAAAGACGGGCTAATTGATCCTGTTCTGGCATCGGCTGATTTACCGATCAAATCAACAGATGCCATCATCTCTCCCCCGGCCTCACATGTGATCGAAATGGTAGAGACAATCATCCCATAAAATTTCTCACTTGACCCGGATCCGCGTTGGTTGATTATGGATAAACTTGGTTGAGCTAGAGCAGGTATATAGGTATGTACATATGTAGGTGCTCCGCTTGAATCGGTTGAAGATGATCCCAATGCGGCCTCGATCCAAATACCCGATCCCTCATAATAAACAGGGAATTCAACCGATCCGCCTGTTTCCTCAAAACCATCATAAAACCCTTGAGAATATCCCGCGTCACCAGTGCTTAAGAATGTATTTTGATTTCTTTGTTGTTGCCGCAATAGCGCCGTAGAGGTTACCCGGCTTGATACAGTAGCACTAACCGCCGTTCCCCATGTTGTTTCTTTGCCAACCTTAACAAATGTTTGTCTACCCTGTATAACTGCCATGACGCCCCCTAATTAGGTAATAAATTTCTAACTTGTACCAAACACCTGAGGCTATATAACTGCCCTAATGTTGTAGTGATATTGCAAACCAATGTATAATCGTTGCCATTGTCGCCCGCCTTTGTTCTAACCCGTACAAAGCCCGGCACAAAACGGGTCTCAGTCTCATCATATCGCAAAGCGCTATCAACCCCTGAACTGTTCAAACTCTCAACCTGAACATAACTAAGGCCCTCTAATCCGGCTCTTTTGTTATAGGGGTCGAATCTGTTCTCAAATAGGCCAGCTAGAGCAAACCAAACATCAACGATCTCATTGTTGGTTTTGGTAAATGCTGCCTGTGGTAGATCAGACGATGCCGATCCGGTTGCCCTTGTTACTACTCTGGCCTGTGGAGCCCCGGTAAAAATGAGGCCGTATTTTACAGATGAGGCTGTAAACGATCCGGCTAAATCAGACGATTGTGATGAATTATTGAAATACAACCATATTAAATTGGATGCGTTATTATCTCCAACTGTATGATTGTCAATTTGGATCGTTAGAGTTCGGTTAGCATAATCTGCCCCGGTCCTCTTAAAAGTCAAAAGCCGATCCCCTTCGGCCGCGCTTACAATTACATCAAAGAAATCTGATCGTATATTATCCCAAAATAGATCCCAAGATGCGGGTATAGAGATCTCAAGATCATAGGCATATGAACCGCCCCCGCCCCCTAAAACCTCAACGCAAATAGGGTATCTATTTTTCCAGCCTGTATTATACCAAGATGCCATTTATACCCCCCGATCGGCTTGGAATTTTACGATAACCTCAACATACGCGATCCCTACTCCAGCAATGCCAAAACGATCGCCCTCTATCGCCTCAAAAGAGCATAACACATCATCGGTCAACCCGTTTAGGCCCAATGTTCGATCAGAGGTTAGGGCGTTTATAAGGTCTGCAGAAAGCCGGGTAGCATTGTCGATCCTCTCTTCAACCGTACCACCCCCACAAAAACCATATAGCTCAAATGTCATATCACCCTGATATCTTGTTAGGACCTGCCCAAACTCTTCCTTTGCTCCAAAGAAAAGAACCGCGCAAAATGGTATCATAGGGGCCTCAGGTACAGACCCCCGGATCACTCTATTTGTTAGATCCAATCCGCTATAACCCGCCGCAAAATTAACCCCTACAAGAGATTCGATCGCTTTCCATGTCTGCAAAAATATAGGGTCAGAGGGCATTATTGAGGCTCCAATGCCATTTTGAGCATTTTACGAAGATCATCGGGTAGTCGTTTTTGTTCTTTTTCAACCGCTCTTTTAAGGTAAAACCGAGGCTTTATACCCTTACGGGCATATCTATATTGTTTATTTTTTTTGTCAAAGAATAGACGGGGCTTGATCGGATCCTTTGTTCCAAACTCAACAAACCCGGCATAATTAACGGTTTGGCCTCTTGATTGGCCCCCCGCCTGTAATACGACCTCAGGACCCCCCGATCTATAGCGGGCATTGATGGAAGATCGCAACCTGTTATCAATGATTTTAGGGTAGAATGTAGCGTTTATTTTGGCTGCGGCCTCCATCCTAAAGGCGGTT